GACTACGACTGGGCAATCGGGCAGGGCTACAGCGCCGAGACCATCCAGCGCGAGACCGAGCGATTCGCCGACCACGAATTCCACGCGCCGCGCTCGGATTGGGCGCGCGCATGGCGCAACTGGATCAGCCGCGATCCGCCAGGAGGCAGGCATGGCACGCCGCACAAACGCACTGCCTGACGGCCTGCAGGGAGCGGCCGGGCAGCCCAAGTGCGGGATCTGCGATGCGGCCAATCCACCGGCGTTTCGCTGCCCGGACTGCCCGCGGCGCATGACGCAGAAAATCCCGCTATTCGATCACGGCTGGGGGCGCATGCTCGGCGAGGACCGCGAGCTTGCCCGCGCCATGATCCGCGACGCCCGCGCCGCACGACAACTCGCCATCACCGCCGAGAGTCACCCCGCGTACGACGGGCTGAACCGCGAGTACATCGCCGCCGGGATCGCCCTCGCGCGGCTGCGCGCACAGCGTCATGGCCGACCCGATCCGTTCGCTGCGCCGGAGACCACCGTATGACCGGCCTGCGTAGGCTGAGCGATGCGGCGCAGGCACCTGCGATCAGCGCCTTGCCGGCCGGGGTGGACCAGTGACCGCGCGGCGCAAGATCCGCGTATCGCTGCGCCAGCAGTGCCGGGCGCTCGATCTGCCCGAGCCGGTCGCCGAATACCGCTTCCACCCATCGCGCGGCTGGCGCTTCGATTGGGCCTGGCCGGAGCGCCGGATCGCAGTCGAGGAGGATGGCGGCGTATGGATCGCGGGGCGGCATACCCGCGGCGCGGGCTACCTCGCCGACATGGAGAAACTCAACGCTGCCGCTGAGCTCGGCTGGCGCGTGCTGCGATACGCCACGGGCGGCGTGGACATGGACCAGCTGCGGAGGCTGCTCGCATGAGCGCGGGCAAACTCAGCGCCGAGGGCCTGCGGGTGCTGCACGGGGAGCCGCTGGACGCGCGGCTGCGATTCGAGAACGTGCTGCTGCGCGACTGCCTGGAACTTGCCGTGATGGAGCTGCGAGCCGCCGATTGGCCTGGCTCGATGCGCCTGATCGCCACGATCCAGCAACGCATCCGATCTGCTGGACTGGCGCCGCTGCGGCCAGATGTGCCGCCACCGGAGGCGCCGTGATGGGACCGCTACGCCGAGATCGCCGCCGTCCTCGCGCTGCTCGCGCTGCTTGCCGCGGCGTGGAGCGAGCCCGCCGGCGCCCAGACTGCCATATTTGCGCGGTGTGCGGCCGGCTGTTCCGCAAGGCAGCGCGTAGCGCGCTGAAAGATCCCGGTTGCTCGCGCGCCTGCCGGCAGTCGATCCGCTACTGGCGCAGCCTTGGGCCTACGCGGCTCAAGGCGCACATCGCAGTAATCCGCGAGTCCATCGCGCAGCAGGAGCGACTGCTCGCACACATGGAGGCTCAGCTATGACGTGGTTTCTGGTGTTCATCCTGTGGTCCGGCGGCGGGATGCCGCAGATCCTGAAATACCCGACGACGAGCGCGAGCGCGTGCAACGATGCGCGGCAAGGCGTGAAGTTCGGCCCGGCGACTAGCGCGAGCATGATGGCGACGGGCGCGGTCGTCACTGGTGCGGCAGGATACATGGCGGTGTTCTGCCTGGCGGGCGCAGAACCACAGTTCACCATCATGCAGCCGCCGCCACCGCCGCCGGGCCCGGAGCCGCAGCCCGATCTGCCGCCGGATGAGGGAGGCTGAGGCGGGGATGCTCACCGTGCGCGAGCTGCGGCAGGCGATGGCAGGGCTGCCTGACAGCCTGATGATCCTCGTGCGCGTCGGGCGGCACGAGAAGCTCCACGAACTCAAGCGCATTCGGTTTCGCGGCCAGCGTGGCCCGCGCTCGCAGCAGTACATGGAGGTCTATCTCAGCCGCGATGCCTACCCGTTTCTCGCGCAGCCCAATGGGGTCCGGCGGAATGTTGTTGTCGCGGTGCGCAATGCGGCTCCACCGATGGGTGCCGGGCAGGACGCCGCCGGGCCCCGCCATGATGGAAGACGCTGAGGATGTACGAGCCCGCCAACCATGTCGGCGAGCGCGAGGATCTGCCCGAGAGTCCGGGCGCGCACCGGATCTTTCTCTCGACTCTGCGCCACGTGCGCATCGAGATGGGCACGGTTTACCGCGACGTGAAGCGTGGCAAGATGCCAAGCGCGGAGGGCACACGGCGCATCTACATGCTGCGCGAGATCGGCAAGCAGATCGAAGCGGAGCTTGAGCACAACACCTACAGCCCGGCCCGCGATGACGCTGCAGCACTACCCGCTGCTCGCGAGCTCCTTGCGCGACTTGTCGAGCGCGCAGCTCAAGGCAACCCTGCGCCTGTTGTGCCGGACGGATCTGTACTTTCTCCTGCGCTACGTGATGCAGCGCAAGGACCTGGAACAGCCGTGGTTGTTTGCGCGCTGCCAGGAAGTGCAGGGGGCGCCTGACGGACGGATCGACCTATGGGCGCGCGGCCACTACAAGAGCACAATCATCACGTTCGCCAAGACGGTGCAGGACATTCTGGCGAGCCACGGCGACGACCCGCTGCCGGAATTCGCAGGAGTAGAGCTCACCTTCGGCATATTCAGCCACAGCCGGCCGATCGCGAAATCGTTCCTGCGCCAGATCAAGGGCGAGCTCGCGACCAATCCGGTGCTCCGCGAGATATTCCCCGACGTGCTCTACGATTCTCCGGAACGCCAGTCGCCGCGCTGGTCGGAGGATGCGGGGCTCGTGGTCAAGCGGCGCACCAATCCGAAGGAGGCGACTGTCGAGGCGTGGGGACTGGTCGATGGCCAGCCGATCGGCAAGCACTTCAACGTGCTGGTCTACGACGACGTAGTGACGCCGGCGTCCGTCACGACGCCGGAGATGATCCGGAAAACGACCGAAGCGTGGGAACTGTCCCTGAATCTGGGCGACCGCGCGCCCCGCAAGCGCTACATCGGCACGCGCTATCACTTCGCCGACACTTATCGGGAGCTCATGCAGCGCGAGGCGGCGATTCCGCGCCTGCATCCGGCAACGGTCGATGGCACGCTCACCGGCGACCCGGTGCTCCTCACGGCCGGCGAACTGGCGCAGAAGGTGCGTGAGATGGGCCCCTACGCGGCATCCAGCCAGCTGTTGCTCAACCCGGTCGCGGACTCGAAGCAGACCTTCCGCCGCGACTGGCTCGACAACCGCTACAAGGATGCAGGCAACTGGCGCACCATGAACCGCGCGCTACTCTGCGATCCCGCGAACTCGAAGAAAAAGCATTCGGACTGGACCGCGATGGCGGTGATAGGCAAGGGCCAGGATGGCAACCTGTACCTGCTCGATGCGCTGCGCGACCGGTTGAACATTGAGGAGCGTGCCAAGGCGTACATCGACCTCCACCGGCGCTGGCGACCGCAGAAAGCCGGTTACGAGAAGTACGGCATCCAGGCCGATATCGACTACATCAAGCTCATTCAGAACCGAGAGAATTACCGCTTCCAGATCGTCGAGCTCGGCGGCCAATTATCGAAGATTGACCGGGTGAACCGGCTGATACCCGTCGCCGCTGAAGGCAGGTTCTGGATGCCCGAGCAGATGTTCCGCACGCAGCACGACGGGCGCGTGGTGGAGCTGGTACAGGCGCTGATCGAGGAGGAGCTTCTGCCTTGGCCGGTGCCCGTGCATGATGACCTGGCAGATGCTATTTCGCGGATCTTCGATCTGGACGCGCTGCCGTGGCCGAAGGCCGCGGAAGAAGGTCCGCGCGAGGATCGTTACAATCGACCGGCCCGAACGAGCTGGATGGCAGGGTAATCGCATGGATGCAACGACTGATCTGACGGATGGGGTGGTGGAAGCTCAGCCGGCGGCGCCGGGCGCCGCCGGCGCTGATCCGCTCGACCACGAGCGCATCCTGCGCGAGTTTCGCGTGCGCTTCGCCGCGGCCAAGGAGCATCAGTCGGACTGGCGCGACGAAGCCCGCTCGCTCTACGACCTGGTTGCCGGGCGCCAATGGGATCCGGTCGATGAAGCCAAGATGAAGGACGAGCTGCGCCCGCTTGTGACCTTCAACGTGGCCGGCAAATTTCTCGACGCGGTGCAGGGCCTGCAGATCAATAACCGCCAGGACATCCGCTATTTCCCGCGCGAGCCGGGCGACAGTCAGGTGAACGAGATGCTGACCGGCGCGGTCGATTGGGCTCGCGATCTTTGCGACATGGCCGACGAGGAGACCGATGCGTTTTTCGATGCGATCCTGACCGGCATGGGCTGGATGGAGGGCTTCATCGCCGCCGACGCCGATCCCGCCGGGTGGCCTGCAGGCGAGCGCCGCGACCCGCTGGAAATGTATTGGGATCCGGCAGCGAGGAAAAAGAACCTGGCCGATGGCAAGTGGATCATCCGCGTGCGCTACTTCGACCGCGATGAATACGACGCCATGTTCCCGGGCGACGGCGACATGGAGACGCCGGAACTGAGCGAAGTGGAGATCGACGACGACCCGATCGTGGAGCTCATTCACCTGCCGCAGGATTATCAGCGCTCCAGCTCCTCGCCGACGCACCGGCGCGGCAAGGTGCCAGTGGCGCATTACGAGTGGAGCGTGCGCGAATCCGCATGGGACGTGGCCGCTGACGGGCTCGGGCAGCAGACCTTCAGCGAGTCGGAATGGGCCGCGGTCCAGCCGATGCTAGACGCCAAGGCGGTCAGTTATCAGGCCACGCGCCGCCAGCGTAAGGCCTACTACCGCGCGTTCATCTCGGCGGGCGGCGTCAAGGAGGCTGCGCCGAGCCCCTATCAGGCGGGCTTCACCTTCCACGCCATTACCGGCAAGCGCGATCGCAACAAGAATACCTGGTACGGCATCGGGCGCGCGATCCTCGACCCGCAGCGCTGGGTGAACAAGTTCTTCTCCTCGCTCCTGCATACGATCATGTCGAATGCCAAAGGTGGGCTGATCGCCGAGGAGGGCGCATTCACCGATGCGCGCAAGGCCGAGGCCGAATGGGCCAAGCCGAATTCGATTACCTACGTGGCTGAGGGCGTGATCCGGGACGGCCGACTGCAGAACAAGGATCCTGCGCGTTACCCGGAAGGGCTGGACCGGCTGATGCAGTTCTCGCTCTCCGCGCTGCCTGAGACTTCCGGGCTCAACATGGAGCTCATGGGGCTTGCCGATCGCGTGCAGGCGGGCGTCGTGGAGGCGCAGAGGAAGCAGTCCGCAATGGCCATCATCGCCTGGGCGTTCGATGCCATGCGCCGTTACTACCGCTCGATGGGCCGCCAGCTCGCGACCTACGTCGCCGACTACCTGCCCGAGGGGACGCTGGTGCGCGTGATGGGCGAGCAGGGCGCCCAATACGTGCCGCTCGCAAAGGATCGGCTCGCGCTCACCTACGACGTGATCGTGGACGAGGCGCCGACCTCGACAAACATGAAGGAGCGGGTCTGGCTGCTACTGGAGAAGATGATCCCGCAGCTCCTGCAGGCTGGGCTCGCAGTACCGCCGGATGTGCTCGATTACTCGCCGCTGCCGGCGGATCTGTCGCAAAAATGGAAGCAGATGTTGCAGCCGACGCCAGAACAGCAGGCCGAGCAGCAGCAGCAGAAGCAGGCGGCTGAGCAGCAGTTCATGGCCGAGATCAAGAAGACCGTCGCCGAGGCCATGCGCGCCGAGGCCGACGCCGAACTGAAGCAGGCGCAGACCGTGAAGACGGCAGCCGAGGCAGGAGCCGCGCTCGCCGGCGGCGCCACCACCGGGAGGGTGAACTGACATGACGACCATCGACGAATTCGCGGCAGGGCTCGACATCGGCGCCGATGAGCTGCTCGACGGTGGCGAGCATCCGGTTGATGCCGTCGCCACCGAAGCGGCAGAGCCCGCGCCGGTCACGGATTCTGGTGAAGCGCAGCCGGCGACCCCCGCGCAGGGCGAGGCACAAGGCCAAGGCCAAGCCGCGGCCACCACAGGAGAGACTGCGCCGCAGCCAAGCGTTGCGACTCCTGTGGACTCTCCGGCTCGATCCGAGCCCACTGTGCCGGTGGCGACGCTGGTGGCGGAGCGTAAAGCGTTCCGCGCCGAGCTCGACGCGGTGCGCGCCGAGCGCAAGACGCTGGAGGAGCGGCTGCAGAAGCTCGAAAAACCGCCAGAACCACCGAAGCCGGATCCGGACTTCCTCGACGATCCGAAAGGCTACGTCGATGCCAAGCTCGCGGCAGCAGTCGAAAAGCTCGACAAGCTCGATGCGACCACCACCAGGCAGGGCGAGGAGGCGGCCGCGCAGCAGCAGTTCCAGGCATTCGCGTCAGCGCTGCAGACAGACGAGGCGGGGTTCCTCTCCCAGACGCCCGACTATCACGAGGCGCTCGCCCACGTACGCCAGGTGCGCGGCGAGCAGCTGCGGCTGATGGCGCCCGGCGCGAGTGAGGAGCAGATCGTGAACCACCTGCGCGAGGAGGAGCTCGCATTCGCCGCCACGCAAATGCAGGCCGGCAAGAGCCCGGCGGAAGCCGCCTACCGTTTCGCGCTGACCTTGGGCTTCGCGCCCAAGGCGCCGGCCGCGACCAATGGCGCCGGCAAGCCAGCGCCAGCCAATGCTGCGCAGGCGGCCGCCGCGGCCAAGACGCTCGGCGCTTCCGGCGGCGAGAGCGCTCCGGCGGCCGATCCGATGGCGGACGGGCTCGGCGACGGACTCGACGCGCTCGACATGGCCTTGCGGGAACGCTTCGCGCGGTAGTAGGATTGATCTTGCGACGGCTCGCTGGCCCGACTGCCAGCGTCTCGGGCGGCCTCCCGATACCAGGGCCAGGTCTCGCAGCACCGTTCAAAGCCTGCGTTGCGCGGTCACGGCGATAGGGTGACAGGGACATGCTCCGGGTAACTCCGTGAGCTTCGCGCATTTCAGACCATAGGAGAGATTCGCATGGCCGCTACTGATTGGCCGGTGAATCACCCGTTAGCCGTCAAGCATTGGGCCCCCGACCTCATGAAGGAGGCCCTCAAGCGCACGGTCGCGCTGCCGTTCATCGGCAAAGGCGCGGACTCCATCGTCCAGATCAAGACGGAACTGAACAAGGCCGCTGGTGATCTCGTCACCTTTGGCATCCGTCAGCAGCTCTCGGGCGATGGCGTCTCGGGTGATGGCACGCTGGAAGGCAATGAAGAGCCGCTGGAAACATTCAGCCAGACTGTCACGATCGACCAGCTGCGTCATGCCGTGCGATCGCGCGGCAAGATGAGCGAACAGCGCGTGCCGTTCGCGATGCGCGCGGAGGCGCGCGATGGGCTCGCCGATTGGTGGGCCGATCGGATTGATGCCTGGTTCTTCAACCAGCTCACCGGCAACACGGCGCAGACCGATGTGCGCTACACCGGCATGCAGTCGCCGACCGCACCGGACGCTGACCACATCGTCTACACCGGCGGGTCCACGGCGGAAGTCTCGTACTCCGCGACCACCGTGCAACGCATGTCGCTCACCATGATCGACTACGCGGCAGAGCGGGCGAAGCTCGCGAAGAACGCGATGCGTCAGGTGACTGATGGCGCCTACAAGCTGCTGGTGATGTTCCTGCATCCGTACCAGGTCACAGACCTGCGCACGAACACCGCTTCCGGGCAGTGGCAGGACATCCAGAAAGCGGCGATGAATGGCGGCAACGTGACCAAGAACCCGATCTTTACGGGCGCCTTGGGGATGTACAACGGCGTGGTCCTGCATGAATCGACCCGCGTGCCGGCAGCTCCGGGCGCGCCGAACGTGCGCCGCGCGGTGCTGTGCGGGGCGCAGGCCGGCGTGATGGCCTACGGTCGCGGTCACGGCAAGGCCGTCTACTCCTGGAAGGAGGAGATGTTCGACTACGGCAACCAGCTCGGTGTAGCCGCCGGGTGCATTGGCGGTATCACGAAGACGCGCTTCAACGGCTCTGACTTCGCGACCATCGTTGTGCCGACCTACGCTGTGGCCTCGACCTAAAGGAGGGCTCTGACAATGGCAACCATTCCTGTTGCAGGCAACAAGAGCCAGCCGAAGGCGGTCCACGCTGGCGTGAATATGGCAGTCTTCCGGCTGTCTACATCGGTAACACTGTCGGTGGGCGACGTGTATCAAATCGGCAAGCTCCCGCACGGAGCGATCCCGACTGATGCCGTCTGGTATCCGGGCCCGGCGCAGCCTGCCGGGTTCGTCGCGAAGTTCGGCACGAGCGCAAGCCAGGATCTGTTCCTGGCTTCGGCCACGTACTCGATCGCGACACGGACCGCGCGTCCGCTGGGCCCGCGCCAGCAAATTTCGCTGTCAGATGGCCAGACGGTGCGTTATGAGAACGTCGTGGCGGTGCCCACGGTGGGCGTCTCGGTGGGTTATCAGGGCGATCTCATCGTCACCTACGTGCTCGATAACGCCTACTGACCTGACCGAAGAACAAGCCGGCATGGGCGGGGGCGAGCGCGCTCCCGCCCAATGACCGGCAACAAACAGGAGGGAGGGCTATGCACGAGCTTGGGCTCGATGCAGTGGTGAGTGGCGTTGAGGCCGCGCTCAGCAGCAAGGATGTAGCGCGCGCCGAGCAACTGCTCTGGCCGGCGCTCGACCAGTTCCCGGATCTTCCCGCGTTCTGGTTCTATGCCGGCAACATCTTCATGCAGACCGGGCGCACGGCGCCGGCGGCGCTGTGCTTCGAGCGCTGCGTCGATCTCGAAGACAATCCGATGGTGCTCGCAAACCTGGGCGCAGCCTATCGCCGGCTGAACGACAACGAGCGCGGCGTCACTGTGCTGTCGCGGTGCCTCGCGCGTCTCCCTGATAACAGTTCGGCGCTGGTCAATCTAGGCGCCATGTTTGTCAACGAGGGCGATCCACACTCCGGCATTCCCTACTTGGAGCGGGCGAAAGCGTTGGGCCAGGACCGCGGCGCCGAATGGAACCTGGGGCTCCTGTACCTGGAAGCAGGGCGCTTCGGCGAGGGCTTTGATCTCTACGCCACCGGCATCGGGCAGGAGCGCGCCGTGCGCTTTTACGCGCGCCCGGCCGATGGCCAGCCCGGCCCGGACGAGCCGCCGCTCCTCGTCCCAGACAGCCCCAAGGCCGGCAAGACACTGATTGTCTGGGGCGAGCAGGGCATCGGTGACGAACTCATGTACGGCACCGTGATTGAGGATGCCCGGCGCGACTTCGGGGAAGTCATTTTCGACTGTCACCCGCGGCTGGAGGGGCTGCACCGGCGGGCGCACCCGGGCATGCGCATCTACCCGACCCGCAAGGACGACACGATTGTCTGGCCGCTGCAGGACGCCATCTGCGCCGACTACAAGGCGCCCCTGGGTGAGCTTGCCCGCCACTACCGGCGCACCCGGGACGCCTTCCGCGACGCCTGGCAGCGTCAGGGCGCGATCTACAACCCGGACGACGCCGAGGCTGCGGAGAACCGCGCGCGCCTGACCAGGATCGCCAAGGGCCGCCCCATCGTGGGGCTGGCGACCCGCGGCGGCGTGATGATGACCTCGCGCACCTACCGCACGCTCACGCAGGCCGACGTGGAGCCGTTGTTCCGTGACACCGATGCGCTGTTCGTGAGCCTCGATTATGAGGACATGACCGGGTTTGCTGCGTGGGTTGCCGAGCGGTACGGTGCGGACCGCTACGTGTACCCGCAGGCAATCCTTTCTGCCTGGGACTACCACCACACCGCGGCACTCGTGGCGGCCACCGACATGGTTGTGACGGTCTGCCAGTCGGTCGCGCACCTGGCGGCTGGCATGGGCCATCCCGTGCGCGTGCTGACACCGCGTCAATGCGCCTGGCGCTACGGTCTGACCGAGGAGCGCTGGTACTGGTACGACGGCGACCACGCCAAGCTCTACCGGCAGGACGGGCAGGGCTGGAATGGGGCCGTCCGGCGGGCGGTCGCTGACATTCGGGAGATCCGCGCATGATGCCGCATCCGTTCGACCCGGTCCGTCGCTGGCATGCGCTGGCTGGTATGTGCCAACAGTTCGGCTTCAAGACCGTGGTGGAAGTCGGCTGCAAGGAAGGCCGCACCACGGGCTTTCTGCTGGCGCAGTGCCCGGACATTCACGTGGTAGCTATCGACCCGTGGCGGGCATTCCCGGCCCACAAGGGCCGTGCCGGTGGCGAGACCTACGGAAAATGGGACTTCGCGAAGATCGAAGCCGAGTTCTGGGCCAATGTCGGCGAGCACCGGGATCGGCTCACCTTCTTTCGCAATACAAGCCTCGACGCCGCAGCGATTGCGGAGACTCAGGGGCTGGAGCCCGATCTCGTCTTCATCGACGCTGCCCACGATTACGAGAATGTCGTGGCCGACATCGGCGCATGGTGGCCGAAGGTGAGGCCCGGCGGCGTACTCGCCGGGCACGACTATCAGCACAAATTCCCGAGCGTGATGCGTGCGGTAGCAGACAGCTTTTGGCTCTGGGATGTGGGCTGCGCGCCCGATTCGGTCTGGTTCGTATTCAAACGCGAGGACGTACCCATGCGAGAAGCGGCCAATGCGGCGTAATTACGGCTGGTGGGTCCGCGGCCGCTACCACGCCGAGCTGGCCGTGACCTCGATCGCGTCCGTGCGCAAAGCCGATCCGGGCGCCTCCTGCAGCGTGATGGTGGACCTTTCCGGCGGCGACCATCTGGATCTCTTCGAGGGGCAGGCCGGGGGTTTTGCCGCTGACTTTGGGCACATGGCGCCGATGCTGGCAAACCTCGAAGCGATCTGGCAGCTGCTCGCGACCGTCGCCTACGGCGAGGAGCTCGTCATGCTCGATACGGACACCATCGCGCTCCGTCCAGTGGCGCTTCTCGATGAGGCGAGCCTCGCGGTCACCTGGCGCGACCACGTGCGCAAGACCGAGGAAGGCGAGAAGCTGGCAGGGGTAGCTGCGCAGATGCCCTACAACTTCGGCGTCATCGCATTCCGGGCCGACCGCTACGCGCTGGAGGCCGCGCTGTGGATGCGCGAGCGCGTGCGCCGCCTGTGCGGGCGCTGGCGTACCTGGTACGGCAATCAGATCGCACTCGCCGAACTCCTCGGTCCGGCCCCGGCCGCCCGCGACCGGGTCGATGTCGGATTGCCCTGGTCGCTCACCGAATACGGCGGAGCCGTCCACGTCAACCGCCACCCGTGCGAGGAATGGAACTACACGCCGGCGGGAGCGGGCGAGGATATCGCTGGTCGCGGTGTGCTGCATTTCAAGGGCCACGCGCGCGCGCTCATGGGCCCCTACGCCGAGGCGCTCGGTCTGCCGTGGCGCGGGCCAGAACAGGAGAAGGCTGCATGATCCCCATTTTCATCGGCTACGACACCCGCGAGATTGTCGCCTGGCACGTGCTCGCCCATTCGATCGTGAGCCGCTCCAGCGAGCCCGTGGCCCTCACGCCGGTCGGAATGACGACGCTGCCACAACAGCTCTGGTGGCGTGAGAAAGGTCCGCACGATTCGACGCAGTTCTCCAATGCGCGGTTTATCGTCCCGGCGCTCATGGGCTATCAGGGCTGGGCGATCTTCATGGACTGCGACATGCTTTGCCTTTCCGACCTCGCGGGCTTGTGGGCGCAGCGCGACGATCGCTACGCGGTCATGGTGGTCAAACACAATCACCAGCCACGCGAGACCACCAAGTTCCTCGGCGCTGCGCAGACCGCCTATCCGTTCAAGAACTGGTCGAGCCTGATGCTTATGAACTGCGCGCACCCGAGCTGCCGCACCCTGACACCGGAATACGTCAACACGGCACCCGGGCTCGATCTGCACGGTTTCGCATGGACTGCGCCCAGCCTGATCGGGGAAATCCGCGGACTGTGGAACGTGCTGACGATCGGACCCGAGGATATGCAGCATCCGGATCTGGGTTACTACGGGCCGCCGCAGCACATCCACTACACCCGTGGCGGGCCGTGGCACGGGGTTCGCGATGTGGGCGCGAATAGGTGGGATGAGGAGCTCGCCGCCATGCTCGCCAGTGGCAATCCGTGCGCTGCCGCGTCGAGTACCCAGGAGGGCGACGGCCTGCGCGTGGTCGCCGACTATGCCGTTCCGGCGACGCCTGCGCGCCCCGCAGCGCGCGCCATCACGGACGAGGCGCTGCCGGTCGGATGAGGCGTCGGCAGATCAACGCCGCCAAGGCTGCCGCCGCTCGGGTACAATCCACGGCGGAGCCGCCCATATGCCCCGCCTGCGGGCAGCCGATCGGAGTTTTGACCGATGGCCGATTACGGCACGCTCCTCAGCAACGTCCTGACCGATCTCAACCGCGGCCAGGACATCTCCGCACGCGCCCGCCTCGCAATCGTCAACGCGATTGAGCACTACACGGCGCGCCGCTTCGGCTGGAACCAGAAGCGCGCGACGGCCTCGGCGGTTTCCGCGGTCGAGTACATGGAACTGCCGACCGACTGGATCGAGAACGATCTTCTCAAGCTAGAAACCTCCACGGATTCCGACATTCTGATCGAGACCACCTTCGAGTGGATCGACGAGGAGAACAGGAATCCTGCCTATCGCGGGCGGCCGGAGTATTACGCCATCCAGAACCGCTCGCTCAGGCTGTACCCGATCCCGGATCGGACCTACACCCTCCACATGAGCTTTCTCTATGGGCTCAGCGATGTTTCCGTGTCCGCATCCGATGCGGCGAGCAATGCCTGGACGAACGAAGCCTATAACCTGATCTACTCGCGTGCGATGGCCGACATCCTGGAGAACTACATCGGCGGCGAGGAATCCTGGGCGTGGGCCGAGCGGCTGCGCCGGCGGGAGCAGGAGGCGGAGCAGGAACTCAAGCGGCGCGCCAATCGTGAGCAAAGCGGGCCGGGGCTGAAGCCGTGGCTCTGAGATACAAGACGGTCTGGTATGCCACCGCGACGCCGGAGCGGGCCTCGCAGACAGTAACGCTGAGCCTGCCGCAGTTTGTGATGCGCAATCCCGAAACCGGCAAGAGTCTCGTCGCTGCCGTTATCCTCTATTCCGCGACGCCAGTAATCTCGGCAGGAGCCAATGTGGCGGTTATCCCGCACATCATGGTGCGCCGAGGCGATTCGGCGGCGCCGGATGCCACGCTCAGCGTGAATCTCGGGGCGGGTATGTGCTGGCCGACCGGCACCGCGCGGGCACTCGCGCAAATGCCGGTGCCGGCCACGGCCGCGATCGTCTCACTGTCGAGTACGCTCACCCTCAACCTGTCCGTGCGACTCCAGGTGAACGGGCAGGCCGCAATGAACAATCACTGCGCCATGCTGGGCGTGACCTACAAGTACGACGACACGAGCCCGCGGCAGGTCAAAACCGCCATTCTGCCGATCCATCCGGAAGTCAATTCCATCCCGACAACCGAGGGGCGGCTTGGCGTCATTCCGCAGCTGCAGGGAGCGGGTGGCGCGCTGCCGGAGACCTCCGCGTCGGTAATCCACGGCTTTCTGTCGATTCTGGCTTCGAGCTACCGGCAGGCCTCGACGGGGGATTTTCAGCTGCACTTGCGCGCCGATGGCACCGCGAGCTACAGCTTCAGCTTGCAGATGGTCGCGGGCGCCGATTATGCCGTCCACTATGTTTGGCCGCTGGCACCGTATGGCCTGGATCAATCGACGGAGGCGGTGGTGTACGCCTACGTCACCGGCAGCGTGAATCATGCGCTGTGGCCGCAGGTGCTGGCGTTCCTCACTTACGATTTCGAGATATCGGCGGCAACGCGCGTGCTCTGCCACGCCGAGATTCCGTTCCAGGTGGCGGTCCCGCAGTTTTCGGCCGATTCGACAGCAGCCATCCCGTTTCATTACGAGATTCCGGAGGGCGGCGCGATCAGTCTCGGGCGGTCGGCGGTGCTCGCGACGTTCGCGCCAAACACCGCCGCCAACACCAACTTGTCGATTCTCGCTGGCAATCAGACCGTCGATGCGCGCACGTATTCATGGAGCAGTCAGTCGCAGGTGGACTACAAGACGCTGCACCACCCGATTGATCGCAGCTCCAGTTTCTCCGCCGCTGATCTGTCCTTCAGCTACGGCGTGCATTACATCTCGGACTTCTTTCGCGTCTCCAACGTCAGTGCCTATGCCAACCTGACGGGCGTGTTTCACCTGAACTACATCGCCGACACGCCGAGCGCGGGCGTTGGCGCGGCGACCCAGGTGGTCTGGTTGCCGCAAGCGACGGAGGCGCTCACGGCCACCGAGCGCTTTCTCACGCTCGCCGGCTTGCCATCCGCGCTGTCAGATTATTGGGCGCACGCGGCATTCCTGCGCTACGGCATGTTGGGCGGGAGCGCTCGCGCGATGTGGTCGCATGATCTGTATCTGTCGGCTACGGCAGCCGAGGCGCGCCCGGCCGGATTCATGGCGCCTGCGCGTCAGGCGCGCGCATGGAGCATGCTGGGACGCACCGCCGGCGCGGCTGGATATGAGGCGATCAGGCCGGCGAGCATGTTGCCGGCGCCCCATCCGAAACGCCACCAGCACGACCCCGACCCCACCAGGCTGTCGCTGCACATGTCGCGGCGACTGCGCACCGTGCATATTGGCAACGTCGCAGAAGCATCCCTCATCGAGCACCTCAATCTGGTGGTCTGTTACCACGCGGTCACGCATACGGCGGACCGCGTGCTCACTGGATACTCAGGCACCGGCGACGGGATCAACGTCACAACGTACCGCGCGGACACCGGCGAGCGGGTATGGGAGTGCTCCAGCTCCGGCGCGGGGCTGTACCGCACGCGCTACTACTGGCGCGGATACAAGCTCTTTGACGAAGCGCGCCAGGACGATTCTCACGTCGGGCGCTCGAACGACTATAGCCTCTAAGCCATGACGCTCGCGCTGCGCAATCCGGCGCGGTTTGGCGGGCAACTCGACCTCGGGCAGGGAGTTTCCGCCCCTGATGCGGGCCCCGTGCCCGGCGGGCTGCGCGTTGACGGTCAATCCCCGGCGCTGCATCTGACCGCCACCCTTCTGCCTGGCGTCGGGGCGCTCACGCTCGCAGGGCTCCTCGCTACGGCCTTCACCGGCACCCTGCTCCCCGGCGCCGGATCGCTGCGGCTCGCGGGCGCGCCCACCGCTGCATGGGCGCAGTTCCAGCGCCTGACGCTGCGCGATCAGAGCACGGCGGGCGTTCTCCATCTGCGTGATGCGCCCTCCGGGCAGGCGGGGCTCGGCGCGCTCCAGATTGAAGGACAGCAGCCGCAGGTCGTGACCACGGGCACGGCCGAGCCGCCAGCGGCCGCACTGGTCCTCCAGGGCCACGGGCTAGCGCGCGGTCTCATTCCGGCCATCGAGCCGGGCGTCGGGCGGATCGTGTTCGACCCAACGGTCAAGGTTCTGCCTATCCACCGCCTGCCGACGTTCCTGCGCAATCCCGTGCAGGGCGGCGGGCACCTGGATCTGTCGGAAGCCGATCCGACCGGCGGCGCCGTAGAGCGCACGGTACAACCCGGGCTGTGCTCGCTGCATCTTGATACCGTGATGTACGGCTGTATCCGTCCGCCGCTCGGGCTGCTGGAGATTCACCAGCTCCTGCTGCGGGCCTACGGCATTATCTGGTTCGATCAGGCGCGGTTCGCGCCGGCCGACTGGACGGGCCCGACCGCAGCCGAAAGCGCGCTCTGGAGCCTGACGGTCGCCGACACGCTGGCGTGGGCGCTCGCGCCCTGGCAGACCTCGGCATCATGGAGCGGTCGGGCCGCCGCCGCCGGAGCATGGGGGCCGGATGCCGCTGCCGCCACCGCGCTCGTTTGGTACGATAGGGCGGCGTCCTCCGCGGCCTGGTCTGCGACTGCAGCGGCAGCCAGCACAGGCTGGAGCCCGGGGGCGCCAGTATCGGCCGCGTGGAGCCCGGCCGGCCCGGTCACCGCGAGTTTCGACACGATCTCGCCGGTGACAGCCGCCACGTGGAGTGATGCCTGATGGCCGCCGGCAATGTGATTTTCTACCAGCACGCGGTCGAGGATATGATGCGTGGCGCGCTGGATCTGCAGAGCATCACGCTGGTGCTCTCGGCGATCTCGCAGGGCTACACCCCGAGCCCGCAGTCGCATTCCAGCTACACCAACGATATATCGGCTTACGTGGTCACAGCGGCCGGCTACACCGATCGCCTCCTCAGCAGCCAGGCGGTCTCCCGCACCACAAACTCTCATGTCGCAGTAGACGCCGCCGACGTAACGCTGTCGGCCACCGGCACCATCAAGGCAAAGTACATTGTCTGCCGGGCTCAGAATACCGGCCGGCCGGTGTTCTACTTCGATGCTGACCAGGCGACCACCACCGGCATCGAAGCCACCCAGATCGTCGTCCAATGGAACGCGCTCGGTATCGCGCGGATCAACAATCCGGCGTAGCAGCCAATGCCGCTGGAGACCACCGCTACCTACATCGACAGCCTGAATCAGGCGTGGCCGGATGAATCACTGTCCGACACGCTGGATCTGCTGGACGATCATTTGCGGCTTGTGAAGGCCGCCATCCGGCGGACATTCCCCAATGTTGCAGGAGTGGTGTCGGCGTCGTGGTCGTCGTTCAATAATCTGGCGGACATTAATCAGCACCCACAAACGCAATTCGCCAACCTGCGTGAGGGAACCGCTACGGCGCATGCGGCACTCAATGTGGCCTACGCGCAATCGGCCAGCTACGCGGCACAGGCAGGCACGGCCAACGTGGCGCTCGATGTTGGCAACATCGGGCGGGTGTACTATCGAGTGCTGACTGATCGGTTGTCGGCAGTAGCCTTTGCGTCGAGCGCGCCCTATTCGATAGCCGGCACCAGCCTCTCGCTGTCGCTGTCAGGGCTGTATCGACTGAAGGGCCTGCTCCTCGGGGAGCGCACGTTCGGCGGGTACCCGCAGGGATTCGGCATTAGCATCACCGACACCTACATGCTGGTGGCGCCATATCTCATCATGCAAGGCGGTGAGTCAGATACGGCCGTCGTCACTGTCGGTCAGAGCATGCTGGGCGCTTCGGCGTCGGCGTCGCAGGATGTCCGGCAAACATTGCAGCGGACGTTCGGCGCCATATACGCGCCATCATGGTCTGACGCGCGCGTCCACTACGCCTACGAGGAGCTGTTCGCGGTCCGTTTTGACGGGCTGGTCAACAAGCCAGACCATTCTGGCGCGTTTCGCGTCGCGCAGCAAATGACCTTCTGGGTCGTGCGTGGGCCAGGCGGAATCAGCCTGGTCTCTGGCACCATTGTTATCAACAAGGGCTCGTTCATGTGGGCGCAGCGACTTGGCGACAGCGTCCCAGGGTTCAGATGATATGCCGTTAGAAACCGCAACCTATATCGACGCACTGGTTACCACTAACCCGGATGGCAATGATGCGCGTAACACGGCCGACGATCATCTGCGACTGATAAAGTCCGCGCTGCGGCGCACGTTTCCGAATGTCGCCGGCGAGATATCGGCCAGCCACGGCGCGCTTAACTATCTTGCGGGCGTCAATCAAAACATCCAGGTGCAATTCACCAATCTACGCGAAGGCTCTGCGACCGCGCGCAACGCAATCAACGCGAGATATGCCAGCTCGGCAAGCTATGCCCAGACCGCCGGAACAGCATCGTATGCGCTGGTTGCCGCCAATGCACGGCCGGTGGTGTACGCGGTCGCTGGTTCTGACGTTACGCTGACAGTCAGCACGAACGCGGTCTCGCTGGTCGAGGCGACGCTGTCAGCCAGCGGCTACTACGTCGGGCATGGCATGCTGCTCGGCTATATCAATAACAATGCCCTTTCGCAGACTATGGCAATCATCGCGGGCTCAAATTTCAACCCGTACAGCATCGACGCGACACTGGCGTCACCGTCCGGCGCGTCGGCGGATAACGACGACGATAGCAGCCTGGAGGGGCGCTTGGTTCTCCGTAAGCGCATTGCAACCACCGTTCTGCAATTCCCTGGTCCGGCGCCTGGGACAGTCAACTTCGCTATATCGTTCGACTTCATTGCCAATGTCAGCGTGAGCGCGCTGCCCATGACCACGTTCCTGTACGGCGGCCTAATCCCGCACGCAAGCGGACAGGAGATTGTGTTTAAGCGCGGCAGCTACGTCTTTCTCGAACGGTTGCAGGATTCGGTATAACCCATGCGCACGGAGGTCGGATCGGAAGTGCAGGGCGGGCTTCGGCCGGACTTTCCCGGGCTCGCATTACCTGACGGACTGTGGACTGATTCGCGCAACGTCCGCTATCGAGACGCATCTGTTGAAAAGGTGCGCGGGTACGAGGCGGTACTTGGCAGCTTGTCAGCCACGGCGATTTTCTGCGCGTCTATTTCTGACGGCTCGAATATCTTCTGGGCGTATGCCGGTAATTCGGTGTTTTACGCGACGGACGGGACGACGCACGCCGATATCACGGGCATGTCGTTGACCTTCCAGGCCAGCAATGATCTGGGGTACACCGGCGGCGCGTTTCACGGGTTTCTTGTGGTGACTGACGGTGCGGTTATCCCGCAGTCGTGGAGCCCGTCGCTCGCGAACGATTTTGTCTCGTTGACCGCGTGGCCGGCAGCTACCTTCTGCAAGGTCATGCGCCCGTTCAAGGATTTCCTTTTCGCGCTGCGCGTCACATCGGGCGGGGTGTATAACCCACGAGAGATACGCTGGAGTGATATCGCCGGCGCAGGCGCCTTGCCCGGCTCGTGGGACTACACGGATCCCGCCAACTCTGCCGGACGCACGGAGCTGGGACAGACGCAGGATTTGGTGGTGGATGCGCTGGCGCTGCGCGATTCGTTGATGGTCTACAAGGAATTCCACACGTGGATCGCCGATCTTATCGGCGGTGACGACGTGTTCAGTTTCCGGCAGGTCTTTTCGCAAATGGGGATACTGGCGGAAAATTGTGCCGCATCGTTCGGGCCGCAGCAATTCGTCGTCACGGACTCCGATATTGTCGTGCATGACGGCAACAACGCGAAATCTATAGCGGATCAGCGCATGCGTCGCTGGTTCTTCAACCGGCTCAACACCAGTCGCTTTAAGCGTACATTTGTCACGGCGGACTACCGTAACCGTGAGATATTTGTGTGCTTCCCAGAGTCGGGCAACGACTGGCCGAATTTAGCGATCGTCTGGAATTGGGCGGATGATTCGTGGCACGTCCGCGAGCTGGGCGGCGCGATATCGTCGGGCGGAGTGGGGCTGATCCCAGGTCAAGCCAGCACATTTGATTCGGATGCCAGGCTGTACGCCGAGGCCACCGAGTCATTCGACGAGGAAACCTATAACCCATCCGCGTTGCGCGTGCTGTTGACCGATGCGGTACGCCCTCTCGCGTATCAACTCGACGCGAGCGAGGCATTCGACGGCCGGGCGATGACGTGTTACGCGGAAAGGACAGGCGTAGGGATATCCAATATCGACCTGAACCGGGTCAAGCGGGTAAAGCGCATCTTCCCGAAGATCGCCGGCAACCCGGGCGACACGCTGCGCTTCTACGTCGGCATCCGGTCAGCCATTGATGCGGCCGTGCTGTGGCGTGGACCGTATTCGTTCACCATCGGCCAGGACTACAAGCTCGATCTGCGATTGTCCGGCCGATTTCTGGACATTAAAACTGAATACGTCGGGCCCGGGACGTTTCGTCTGTTCGGCTTCGGCATCGAGTACGAACTCGACGGCACGCGCTGATGGCGACGAAGTACATCCCGGCGCCGGTGCCACTGGAGGTTCCCGCGCTCCCGGAGTATCTCTCGCGCGAGATGCGCCGGCTGGCAGGCTTCATCTCGACCATATCCATCGAGGCCGGCGCGACGGATCTGTCCTATGACGCATCGACGCGCGTGCTCGCGAGCTCCACCGGCGCGGATGCGTCGCTGCCGCTGGTGACGAGCACGCTCGCCGGCCTCGCGCCGGCCTCAGGCGGCGGCACCAGTAATTTCCTGCGCGCTGATGGTTCCTGGACGGCGCCGTCCGGGGTCACCGACCACGGGGCGCTCACCGGTCTTAGCGACGATGATCATACGCAGTACATTCTGGTCGCCGGCACCCGTGCGTTTACTGGCACGCAGACGACGCAGGCGCTGCTGCCGTCTGCTACCACGACCTACGACTTGGGGAGCGCCGCAGCCCGCTACCGCCGCGTCTTTGCCACCAATCTACAGGGCGTGCGCCTGTCCGGTGGGGCCACCTTCTCGGGGAGCGCGGCATCCGCAAATACGATGGTGTACGCGCAGCAGAGCGGTGGCGGCGCAGCGACCGTCTACGCGGCCTCGCCGATCAATGCTGCGTCGATGACAGCGGGATATGCGCAGGGCAATTCGGGTGGTGTCGCCGAATTTGGATCGAAAACAGGGTCGGGGCATTGCGTGTTCGGCGCGGCGCTGTGTGATTTTGGTCCGGCCGTTGCGTCCGTGGTCGGCAACGGCCAAACAAATTTCGTTCACGGTCACGCATACAGTGACGGATCGTTCAACGCCACAGTGGATTGCGGCATCTTCGCGTCTGGTTGCTTTGTGCAGGGCGTGGCCTATAACGGATTGGAATCTGCACAGATTACGAGCGTGGACGGACTAGGCTCGATG